ATACGATTGATTTTAAGCAATTTATGTATGACCTTTGGGAGTCCTCAAAAGTCGAATTTGTGAGTGTAAAATGAAAACAGCAAGTGCAGGGTTAATCGCTCTTTTAAATTCATCAAGTCAAGCCTTAATCGCTGATTTATATACTATTACGCTAAATGATGGGACTATTTATAAATACACCGATGCAGATATTGACATAGGCACGTTCGTATCGGGGGACATCAGGATATCAAGAAACTCACTAAAAATAGTTGCAGGTGTTGAAGTCGATATGCTCGCATTGACAATCGCATACCCTCCTACGTCTACATTTATGAGATTGTTACAGTCAGGTGCGTTTGACGGGGCTAGAATACTACTAGAACGGGCGATAATGGAAACATGGGGGGATTTATCGAATGGAACTATTATTATGTTCAGCGGGCGCGTATCGGACTCTGAATTTGATAGGACACAAGCGACGATAAATGTGAAAAGTGATTTTGAGCTTCTTAATATCCAAATGCCTAAAAATCTTTATCAGCCTTCATGCTCTCATACTTTATACGGTGTCGGGTGCGGGGTAACTAAGGCATCATTTACTTCTTCCAACGCTATCAATTCATCGTCAAGTAGTACCGTATTGAATACCAACATAATTGTAGCCACTGGCACATTCGACCAAGGGGTAATACTCTTTACAAGCGGTGCAAATTCAGGCGTAAAGCGTACCGTCAAGAGTCAATCAAGCGGAATTATCTCTATTGTGCTTCCTCTCCCTTATGCCCCACAAGTTGGAGATACTTTCTCTATCTCACAAGGGTGCGATAAGACAAAAGATACGTGTGAAAACAAATTTAATAACCTTGCAAGATTTAGAGGTATGCCGTATATTCCCGACCCTGAAACGGCAAGGTAAAAGCGAACATAGGGGCTGTGTTAAAATTCTTAAATGAATAAAAGAGAACAGATTGTACAAGAATCGTTAACGTGGCTAAGCACCCCATATCATCACGCATCAAGGGTGAAAGGTGGGGGCGTTGATTGTGCGATGATTCTTATTGAGGTATATTCTGAATTAGGTTTAATTGATAATTTCACACCAAATTATTACCCAATGGACTGGGCGTTACACCGTAGCGAAGAAATGTATCTTGAGAATATTTTAAAGTATGCTACTGAAACAAAAACGCCACAAATCGGGGACATAGCGGTTTATAAGTTCGGGCGCTGTATATCTCATGCTGGAATCTTAATAAACGAAACAGAAATCATACACGCATATCTTAGGGCGAAAAAGGTCACTATCTCCCGCATTGACGAGGGCGAATTAGCCGATAGATTAGTCGGATTTTATACACTATTTAGGGGTGAGTAATGGGCGGATTATTTGGAGGCTCAAAGAGTACGAGCACTACGGCTGAAAGAGTAGGAAATATACGAATACAGACAGCCGCATACGGCAAGCCTATCCCGCTTATTTACGGCACTACTCGATTGGCGGCGAATCTTATTTGGTATGATAGCTTCGTAGCCACTCCCCATACGGAAACGCAAAGCGGGGGTAAAGGCGGGGGCGGTTCATCTTCTAACACTACCTACTCGTATTCAGCAGACGTTTTATTTGGACTATGTGAGGGTGAGATAGTAGGAATACCACAAGTAGCAAGAGAGAAAACAACCACAACTCTAGCAGAGCAAGGAATGACGCTATTTACGGGCGCACGACCTCAAACAGCATGGTCGCACCTAGCGACTTCATACCCTACAAAGTCATTAGGATATTTCGGGACGGCCTATATAGCGGTGCAGAACTTAGACTTAGGTAGCGATGCTACTCTTCCAAACTTTAGCTTTGAAGTGCAGGGAAAAAACATTGCGCCATTAAAGAGCGATGCTAATCCAGCCGATATTATTAATGACCTATTGACAAACCAATATTATGGGGCGGGTATCCCATCGTCATTGATGGCATCATTAACGCCTCTTTCAAATTACTGCACAGCGTATGGCATTTTATTATCTCCTGCTATCATCGAGCAACAAGCTATATTCGACACCATTAAACGGCTATTAAGTGCGTGCAACAGTCAAATAGTCTATTCAGAGGGGAAGATTAAGCTTATACCGTATGGCGATGTAGCATTGACAGCGAATGGAGTCACTTATACCCCATCGGTTACACCTATTTATGATTTCACGGATGATGATTATTTGGATTTAGATACTCCAATACACATTACGAGATCGTCACCATCGGACGCATTCAATAGCGTAAAGATTGAGTATTTCAATCGTGCCAATAATTACAACATTGAAACGGACGAAGCAAGTGATTTGGCTAACGCTGAATTGTATGGATACCGACCGCAAGATGTTACTGTTATTCACGATATTTGTGACCCTGATATCGCTCATACTGTGGCGCAGCTCCTTTTAAATCGTGTTTTATATATTCGCAATAAGTATGTTTTTGTCGTATCTTGGAAGTATTGTCTATTGGAGCCGATGGATATCGTAACAATCACCGATACGATAATGGGGATTAATCAGCTTCAAATAAGGATTATAGAGATTACGGAAGATGAAGAGTTTAGATTGACCATTACGGCAGAAGATTTCCCGTTTGGTTCTGCAACGGCTTCACTATACCCCAAGCAGACTACCGAATCATATACGGCTAATTATAATATAAGTGGCGGGAATACGAACACCCCTATGGTTATGGAAGCTCCCGATACATTGTCTAAGAGTCTTGAAATATGGGTCGGTGCATCAGGCGGTAATCTATGGGGAGGGTGTGATGTATATGTTAGCTATGACGGCTCATCATACAAGCAAATCGGCTCGATAGGGACTCCAACGAAGCAGGGAGTTATTGTCACCGATACGACCACCGCCATAACCGTTAATATGGCAATGAGTAATTCTTCCATGATTAGCGGGTCGGCTATTGATTTCTCGAATAACTCACCTCTGTACTATGTAGGCGAGGAGCTTTTAAGCTATCAAAATGTCACTCTTACGGCACAGTATCAATACTCACTTAATCCATTAAACAGAGGGCTGTACGGCACTACATCAAGCGTAAAAACAGCAGGAACGCTAATATCTCAAGTCGTAGAATCGGCGGTGCTGAAAATTCCATTTATGGACACTCAAATCGGGCAACAGATTTACATTAAATTACCATCTAAAAACGTTTATGGCGGGGGGATGCAGTCTATTACGGACGTTGCTCCAATTGTCTATACTATTTCAGGAAACGCTTATCAATCCCCGCTCCCCGACGTAACTGGGATTATTGATTACTACAAAGGCACTACAACATATTTGAAATGGGATGCTATTTCAGATTTTAGAACACCGATTGATTATGAAGTACGTTACGGTACAACATGGGAGCAAGGACAAGTTTTAGGACGGGTATTGACGACTGATTTTATCCCTCAAAATAACGGCTCGTATTGGATAAAAGCGCACTACCTTTATCAAAATACTAATTTGGATATTTATTCGACTAATGCCGTTGGGATTACAATTACGGGGGCAAGCCTAGCTAAAAATGTAATTACAACATGGGACGAAAAAGCTACATCATGGGTTGGCACTAAATCGGCAGACGTTACCGTTGTATCAGGAGACTTGCAACTATCAGGATTAAGCGGTACGTATGAAGTTTCATCTGCTCATATTATCGACATCGGAACGGCTCAATCATGTAACGTGACACTATCATACACGGCTACGGGTTTTAATCCCGCAAACCTAGTTGACTCATGGGGGCTTATTGATTCTCTCAATGATATCGATGGTATCGTCGGGGGGTCATGGTCTGTAACTCCTCAAATTGCAATAGCGGGAAACGATGGAGTATTTGGAGCATGGAAAGACTTTTACCCGACTGATTATGTTGGTCGCAAGTTTAAAATACAGCTTGCAATGACATCGTTATCATCTACGGTCTATATTAACGTATCGTCTCTTGTTTGGAGTGTTGACGTTCCTGATAGAATAGATGTAGGCAATAATGTATCCATTGCATCGGGTGGAACTGCAATCACTTACTCAAGAACATTCCAATCTTCACCGAATACACAAATCACAATCCTAAACGCAACAGCTGGAGATGATACAATATTGACATCACAGACTGCTACTGGATTCATGATACAAGTGAGAAACGGAGGGTCAGGGGTGGCAAGAAGTATAAACTGGTTAAGCCAAGGGTATTAAAAGTGTTAAAATTTCCAAATAACAGGAGCTTATGAAATGTCCCAAAATTCATTAACTATACCCAATACATCAGGTATAACATTTAGAACAAATCTTAATAATGCCCTAGATAGTTTAAATAGCAACCAAAGTGGGGCGACTGCTCCAGCTACCACCATAGCGGGGATGCCTTGGTACGATACCGTCAACGGCAAGCTAATGATTAGAAATGCGGCAAATACTGCATGGGTGGCACAAACAATAGCAGATTTTGCGGGTACGAATATCGTCCATTCTCTCAGAAATTCTTTATCATGGCTATACAGCGCAGATGCCACACAAACTGGAGCCATACAAATTAAGATAACTGGGCTTTACGCTCAAACATTGAGTGGCGGATTAACAGTAACGCTAAGTCAAAATAACACATCAGACGGAACATATATCGACCATGAGTTTTACATTGCTGGAAATTGGAGAGCATCCGACCATACGTGGCATAATACAAAAGCAGTGTTGAAAAGTGCCACATCGGATACTACGGTTAATGTACGATTTTGCTATAACGCAACAGATGTATTTGTAGTTATGTGTGTGATTGGGTC